TAAGGTTTTTAGTTGGCACGGTTAAATTTGTCGCCGCGCTTAATGATGTAATTTGCTGATACCCTAAGCGCGAGGTAATTGCTTTTAAAGTTGTTGCCATCTAAATTCTCCTACTTTGTGTAAAGGATCGAATTTCGACCCATAATTGTTGACCTGCTGTAATAATACTCTGAAAAAACCCACCTGCAAAAAACTGTCCGCCAAAAAAACTATTCATCAGAAGGCACCTCCTGAAATACCTGACGTTGCTACTAATGTAGTAACGGTAATAGTGCCGCCTGTAATGGCTACTGAGTTTGCGTTTTGTTCGGCCATTGTTCCTACGCCTGTTAGCGTATGATTGGCGTTCCATGCTAACGCGCCAGTCGCGCTAAAGCTGTCATCCGCCGTAGTTGAGTGGGCAACAGCTATCGTCATGCTAAGAACCGTAATTTATACAAGGTTGATAAGTATAGACCTATAATTTCGTCAATTATGTTCTGTATAGGTGAATCTGTTTCGTCGCATATTTTGTAGCGATCAGCTTCAATTTCTTCTAATTGATTCTGTAAAAAGTCAATAATGTTTGTAGTTTTTTTAGCTGACTGAAGCGTTATTGGCCCCATCAAACCGTGACGGCCTTGGTAGGCTTCAGCAAAGTTGTCCGCCAGGTCAATAACATTGTCATAAAAGCCACGTAGTGCTTTATGCTTAGAGTAGCTTCTAGTATTTAGATGTACAGAGTGCGCTACATCCCTAGCTAAGAATAGTATTCCTACAAAGTCACAGGCTTTCATTGTTGTATTCCTTCAGGCGGCATCATTGGTTGTTCGGGTTGCATTTGTTCTTCAGGCATCATGCCTTCAGGCTGTTCCATCATTTCGTCAGGCATTTCTCTGCTAGGTAATGCGCCTACAAGGTCTCCGCTATCAAGCATACCACTAACTGTACCCATTACTATGTCTTGGATTTGCTCCGGCGTCATGCCTGCCTGCACTGCGCTGATACGTTTAGTCTCAGCGTCGTATGCTTTAATGTTAGCCTCTTGTTCTTTAATAGCCATCTCTTGCGCTTCCATAGATTTGCTGACGTTTTGCAACATACCGTGCAATTGGTCTAGCTCTTGGCCCATAGCTTCAAGTTGTTGCTGTGCTGCTTGCAATGCTGGGTCTTCATCGGCATCGCTTAGTAGTTTAGGATCAATAGTCTTAGCAAAGCGTTTAGCCATTTCTTGTGCGCCAGGCCAATCCATGTTTTTAACAAATAAATCGCCAGCCACTTGCCATAGTTGTGGGTTGCCTTGCAACAATTGGCTCATGGCATCAAGTGACTCTTGACGTTTAGTCATGTAGCTTGGGCCTGTAGATACGCATACATCGTACTTACCAACGCTAGGATTGTAGATTTTTTCAATCACAATGCCTGACTCGTCAACAATTTTCTTCACTGGCTCGGCTTGTGATGGGTTAATTTTAGCCCGTTTCACTTCGCCATCTACGCCAATAATACGAGCAATACGCTCTGTATCGTAAATTTTAGGTATCATGTCAACTAATTGACGTCCACAGTGACGTATAGCACGCGCTAAATTGTCAACGTAGTGATATGTGCCTGTGTCGCCTTGTTTTTCACGCGCTAAAATGGCACGGCCTGAGCGTTCGTTGCTTGTAGCCCCTAAACTGGAGTCGTATTGACCAGTTGAGGACTTAATGTCGTCAGATGCACCGGCTTTAGCCTGTAATAGGCCGCTAGACGCCATAGGCGGTTGAGCGCGTTGCGGTAATGGCAGTGTAGCACCGTTGCCGTCTGTAACATCAGGGTTAACTTCCAAATACGGCCAGTTGGTCGTGTTGGCTGTCTTCCATTGTGTCTCGTAGCCCTCAAATTGACCGCCGTAACCTATGAATGGCGCTTTTGGTGCCAGTGCCAACATCTCGGCTTCTTGTGAAACCCAATAGTTGTACATACGTTGCGCGTCTTTTGCGTTACGAATCAAGCCTGACACGTATAAACGGCCATCAACTTCGTATTCGTTACCTACAACACGGATAACAGGTATAAATTTACCCGCCCATTCTTGTTCTTCTAGCACTTCAAAGCCGTTAGTTTTTAGCCATTTGACCCGTTTAACGTCTGCCATGCGTGATTTAAGTGGTTTTAAACCTAAAGCCTTCAATTCTTTGTCGTCACGGCTGCCTTCTACCGCGCTCATGTTGCCCTGGTAGAGGTTTAGCTTGGTTGGCGTATGCTCGTAGTAAAAATACTCTGCAATACGCACTGTGTCTTCAGTTAACCACTGACTTAGTGAGGAATCACCTACACCTTGTTGCATCATGGACGATATTGGCGCGGCATCAGGGAACTGACGCTCGTATTCTGCCTTCGTCATGTCTTCTGTGACAAAACACCACTCAGCATCGCTGCCGCATGGGTCTTGTATTGTAGGATCCATATAAACGCTAAAGGAATTGCGGATGCGGCCAATGTATAGATCTTGGTCAAATGAATTGTCGTCGCAATATTTAGTGAGTACACGGATGTAGCCTTCACCATAGGTGACTTGGTTTTCACATGCTGTGTCGTATGCGACATCTGCATCTGAAATATACTCAATATGCCTAATTACACCCTCAAATATCTCCGCGACCTCTACGTCAGCGTTATCATCCACAGGGATTACCTTCACCGAAGGTCGATTTTGGCGTTGTTCATTAGTAACTTGATGAACATGTTGCGGTAACTTATTGATTGTTAAGCAAGGTCGTGCGTTGATGGTTTGACCTTGAACTGAACCACGGGTAGCCAGTACGTCCGCAGGCCATTGCCACTGATTGTCGGGGGAGCCTGCCTCGAAACGTAAGTCATCAAGCTCGTCTTCACGGCTCTCTGAATACGCAGAAACCGCCATAGTAAAGCGGCTTCGCATCGTCGAGAGCATGTCTTTTTTGTCGTTAGGCTTATTAGCGCCTTCAGCGACAACCCCTACAGTAACCATATCATCCATCGATCACTCCAATAACATCTTTTTCGTTCATAAGAAGATAGTTTTCATCTTCGTATTTAAATTTCTGACCTGAATACTCACCGAACAATATTACGTCACCGACTTTTACGGTCATCGGTCTTACGGTACCGTTATCTAATATGGCACCTTGACCTGCTGCAATTACTGTGCCTTCAAACTTCTTATCTGCTTCCTTAGCCAGTACAATGCCACTGGCCGTTGTTAATTCTTCTTCATGCTGTTTTACTACAATTCGTTCACCGAAAGGTTTTAATTTCATTTTTTGCCTTTTTTAGTTGATTCACGTTTTACACTGTAGGCGATGGCCACAGCTTGCGCTGGTTTTTTACCAGCATCTATCTCAGCCTTAACATTAGCACGAAAAGCCTCTTTACTAGGTGATTTTTTTAATGGCATAGCTAACTCCCCATCCAAGAGCTGGATGCTCCGCTACCAGTAGCATACGACTTACGGGGAGATTTGTCAACATATTCACGATGGGCTACAGGAAACGCAAATGTCACGCATAACGCGTCGGCTGCGTCCGGACTTGCCATGCCCCTGGCCTTCATCTCTTTCTTACCTTCTAAGAATATCGTCCCGCTGCTGTTAGGCTTTTTCATCGGGCCTGTCAAGTCCGATTTTAATTTTCTATCCTCCGGTATGCTGGCGCTGCGTAACCACTCCCGCATCGCACCCCACATCTCGGCCCGCTTGTTGCCCCACATTATCGAGTTCTTAGCCCGTGACCCGAAGTTCACACCGCGCACCTTGTACCGCTGCTCGGTTAGCCTGTCCAATATGCCGTACCCCAGCCCGCCCTCGTCTATGACGGTCATCACTGGTTTAAATTCTTCTATGGCCTCAATCACCCGACCTACGACAGTCATTGTATCTTCGCCCTGATAGCGCTTAATAGCAACGATATCCCGCCCTTGACGGACAACGATGACCGTGCTGTCTGCGCCCCCACGTGCTGGATCAACCCCGATAACGATAGGCGCAGTCGTATCCTTATATCTCTCACGTTTGAATGCGTCCTCAACAACCATCGGGCTGATAAACTGGTCTTCGCCTGACGATGGAAACTCACCGTAAACCTCGACCCGCGCCTGGCTACTGTCCTCACCATACTCGGCAATAATCTGTTCATATACCGCTTTATCCGTGTCCTCGACCTGCCTCGCGTCAATTTGTCTGCCATGCCAAAAGTCCCGTTTAGAGTTAAAGCACTCAAAGAAGTAGCCTTGGTTGCGACGCGGGTTGCTGAACGCGAACCAATACCGGTCTAGTATGTTCTCTGTAAAGAAGCCCGCCCCCACTGACCATATCGTGTCCGGTATACCACTCGCCTCGTCAAATATCAACATCATGCCGTCGTGGTTGTGGACACCGGCGTAACTGTCAGGGTTCTCCTCCGACCACAGCTTACCCTCTGCCGCCCAGTACCGCGTACCCTTTTTCAAGTCACGCTCCACTAGCTCACACACCCATTTGGCTGGCACCAGCTTGGTCGCGCTGATCTCCCACCAGTGTGAGTTTATTATCATGGCCTGCCACTTAGTCAGCTCACCCCAGGTGACTGACCGCAGTTGGCTCTCACTGTTGGCTGACACCACGACGCTGGAGCCGATCCTTGTGGTTAACATCCACATTATGAGCCAGCTCACCAGCGCCGACTTACCAATACCCCGTCCGCTACTGACAGCCTCGCGCAGTGTCGACATGTCGACTTGTCCTTGGTTCTCTTTAATGTGCTTGGCTATTGTTCTTAAGACGTCGCGCTGCCATTGACGTGGCCCCTTGAACTTAGCTAGTGGCGTGTTGGCTTGGCCCCACGGGAACGCGAACAGCACGAACGCTTCAGGGTCGTCCGCAACACGCGGATCCCACAGCCTTGACATGAGGAGTTGTTCTTCGTCCGAGCTATATATAGGTAGT